AGTATAAGTCGTTTACTATTTCGTTCCATAAGGAAGAGGAAATTAATGAATATTTAGTTGGAGAAGATAATAAATTAGCAATTTGATAAACTGACTGACAGGGGAATGAAGATGTTATACTAGTTACTGCAGACATTTTTACATCACTACATGCTTAGTTCTAAATTTATAATTTGTAACTATTTTTATAATTTTCAAGTTTACAATTTCAAATTTGCATTGATTCATCATGTTTGACCTCACTAGACTAGTATTATTGTCTTTTGTGGCTGAGAATTTGAAGGCATTACTCCGTTTGGAGGATAAGCTCTAACTCTGACCCAATAAATTATAGATGCTGGAGTATTATTATTATAATGTCTAAATGGTGAGAAATATCCAGAATGTGGAAAAGCTGTTGAACTACCGGAAAGCCATGGACTATAATTAACATATGTATTTATTGTTCCAGAACTTCCGCCAACATCTTCTAAAGTATAAATTGTAAAATTTGAAGAACCACTACCGCTAGATGCGTTTGCAATATTTGAAAGATTTCCATTATTAAATACAAAAAGCTGATCGTAATTAGGATTATTATTTGGGCCTCTAGTTGTCCATAAATACCCAGTTGGAACACTTGATGTTGTACTTTCTAAATCAAACCATGGCCCATCATCACCCCAAACTCCAAGAATTCCAGCTTGATCAATTATATATGGTGCTGTAAATGATTGTGAAGAAACGTAATAAATTGTATTGCCAGTATTTATAAGTGATACTCCATTATTTACAGTTATTACTCCAGAAGGAGGAGCTGTAACTTCTATCCATTTTGAACTTAATGTAGTTCCAGCAAAATTATCATAAAAAGTAAATACATTTTCTCCATTATCATATTGTGCATATGTAGAAGTTAAAGTCGGAGACATCCCAATATAAGGATATTGAATTGAATTTCTGACAAACATATATATTGTAATTGATGAATTAGCGGGAATTGAGACTGGTAAATTTACCCAAATATAAGCATTAGATAAGCTATTTTGTTCAATCCATGCGTAAAGCGGTGTATTACATTGAGCATCAAGGCAAAATTGTAAATTCAAAAGTTGAGACGAGCTAGATAATATAGATGATAAATTCAAATTTAACAATTGTTGAAATGGTGAAGGAGTTGGGTTTGACTGATTATTTGTTATTGTAATTGTATAAAATGTTATGGGAATTGCAACAAATTCAATTTCTTCGCTTAAAAGTGTTGGAGTTTGTGCGGTTAATTGAATTTCACTAGGAGAACTTGCAGTTATTTTTAAACAATTTTTAGGCATTAAATAGATAGAATTATTAATTTGAACTGCAGAACTTCCTAAATTCTGAATTATTATCTCTCTCCAAGATTGTAAATATTGAGAATCTAGATAGTCTTCTATTAGAGTTTGTATCGTTGCAGTTCCAGAAAATTGAAATTGTGTGCCTGCAATTTGACTCGGAGTTACAATTTTACTTGTAAGTCTAGGAATTAATAGTTCTAATTGTTTAGCTAAAGGTTTTAATTGTATTTGAAAGTTTAGAGTTGGCAATACTACAGTTTTTAGTTGGATAGATGGTTTATTTGCCATGCTTTGGAATGGCTGTTGTTTTCCTTCCCCAAAGGTATACGCCAAAGGCTCAGAAAGATTATGTAAAACGTTATAACCTTTAACTTTTAAAGCCGAAACATATAGATATTCAGCAATTACATCATTTATATTTCGAAAATTGCCATTTTGGTAATATTTCAAAAGTTGTGCTGATCCGTATTGATTTAGAAAAAGTAAATTTTTAACGAAATTATTCCAGTCTTGCAAAGTCAGAAATTCTAAAGGTAATTTGAACTTTACGGGATATGGTGTTGGCATGTTTTATATTTTATTTGCCCTCTTAAAAAACTACACACATCTAATTCATAATATTATGAATATAGTATGTTCTCACTTAGTAATTAGCCCTTAACTGCCAATTCAATAGTATTAGTTGAATTTCTTCATCAGTTAAACCGTATTGTTTTAATTGCTGTAAATATGATTGTGCAGTATTTAAATCAATTTTCTGCTTTTCAAATAATAAACTGATTGTTGAAATTATTTCGTTTATGTAAGTTCTAAGTCTTCTATTTCTTGCATACTCGAGATAAGTATTTTGTAAATCATTAGGAACTTGAAATTCATTAAATACTTTTTGTAATAATTGCGTTGGATTACTGATATATTCACTAATTTGTAATGCTTTAGATGGTGTTAAGTATAACTCTTGGTAAGCTGTTAATATTTTCTTAATTTGTGCTGATAATTTGAAAACTCCTAATAATGTTTCATTTATGCCATATTGTTTCATTATGTTCTCTAATTGGATATTTTGAACTCCATAAACTAACAATTGTACATAATCAGTCTTGAGAGATTGCACATATTGCCCTACTAGTTCATATTGATATAAGTTAGAGTATAAGTTAAGAAATTCAGAAGGTATAAATGAGTAATCAATTAATTGTTTTTCTGGATAATTGTACTTTATTGCGGTCTCAATTGTACTTAATGAAGGCAAGTATTTTCTCCAAATTTCTAAACCGAATGTTGAGGCATATTGTTCCAAGAGAACTTTTATTTGATTTTCCGGAATTCCTAATTGTCTTAATTGTTGTTCTGCATTTCCTAGATTTACGGGTACTTTTCCGACTTTAAAGAGTTGTCCATTTATAATATTTCCAATAATTGTATGTAAACTATAAATTGTAGGAATATAAGTTTGAACAATTAAGTTTGCCAAATCTTTTTGCATTCCTAGGCTTTCAAGTCTACTTACCGCATTTGTTGGAGTTATTTGTAAATCTTTCAAGAGGGACTTTATATATTCTATTTCTGTCGTTAGTTGAAAAACTTGTATAGCGGGCTGAATTTCATATTGGACAATTTCTTTTGGCAAACTTGAAATATTTGCAGATATTCCATGTCTTGCTAATTGTGTATAATAACTTATTATTTTTGGATATATGTACTCATAGTAGAACTTTTGAGTGTAAAGATCAATTGCGTTTTTATCTTTTAGAATTTTTGATAATTCTCCAGATAATTGAGTTTGGTCATAATAAAGCGTTTTAGCTATAGTTTCAATTAACGATAATTGTAATTTAGCTATGCTCACATTATAGTTTTCTTGTATTATTTGACTTGTCAGGTAATCATTAATTTTCAATTTCTTTAACTCAGCATCAACACTTTTTGAATCTATCAAAAAGTTCTTTAGTTGTTCCTTTATAATTGAGAGTATTGAGGAAATTGCAATTTCCTGATTAACGTAATTTATAAATATATCTTCAAATTCCTTTATAACGCCTAATGCATGTAGTTGCTTTTTAATTTCATCACTTGACAAATATCCTTTTTTCGCTAAACTTTCAATTTGACTAATTTGATATTTTGTTAGAGGGGCTATTTGATATTCAAATATGATTTCAGAAATAATAGAAGGATCAAATCCTAAAGCTTTAACTCTTTTTCTGCATCTTTTGAACTAATAATGTAATTTTGTAGTTTAAATTGAAATTCTTTAAGAATATACTGTAATTGTACATATTGAAGTTCATAATTCAAAATTGTTAGTGCAATTTGTTCATTAAAATTATTGGCTTTTAACTCCGCTTTTACTTTCTTTTCGTCAAATATTCCTAACTTAGTAATTTGTTCTAATTGAGTTAGAAGAAGTTGGTTAGTGTATACAATTTGAGATTGTTCTATCATTATGTTAAAAACGCTTTGGACTTCTTCGGGATAATTTAATTCTTTAAATAATTTTTGAACTGTTGATTCTAGGAATTTTAGATCAATATATGGCCTTCCAAAATTAGATAACGCTCTCGATAAAAGCGATCTTAAAAATTGTCTGACAATTCTTTGAACAGAGTAATTATACTCGAGAGAGAAAACTTTTAGATATAAATCTTTTCCAGCTAAATTAACATTTTGTATTATTTCTTGATAAGCTTTTTCAGGAGTAATTATAAATTGACGAATGCCTTCCTCAACTGCTCTTTGCAAAAGTCTTGCAGTTTGATTATTATAAATTAATTTAGCAGTTTTTGGAGTTATCAAATTATTATATGAATATTGTGAAACCGCATCAAAATTCAGAAATCCGTATTGTGACCCTAAAATTACATCACGAATTGAAACAGGCCTAAAAAGCGGATTTCTTGGTATATAATCATCTATTGGATTTTCTAGATAAGCATCAGTAAACCATGCGGGAAAACCCGTCAATAGTATTGTTTCTCTGAGATGATCTTTAATTTCATCAAATGACCTAGAAGATACCCATTTGGCAATTTGTACAAACGGCGGGTCAGCAAATGGTAAATCTCCTAGACCAATTTCATTGAAAATTTCTCTAGCGGAAATTTTAAAATCGCTTATAAATGGCTCTTTTATAAACTCTTTAAGTGTAGTTTGTATTTCTTGTCTGACTTCATTTAAAAAGTCTACACTAGTTTCAGCAAAGGCTTTTACAATTTCTCCAAATTTTATTGGGACTTTTCCGCCAAGTCCAACTGGACTAAGATCAATTTCTACCTCTGGAAGTATTTCAGCTAATTTATCAGTTATAATCGGTAAAAATTTTCCTAATGTAACTGGTGTAATAAATGGCGTTAGAAATTGCGAAATTTGTGAAATAGCACTAGAAATATGTTTCATATTTTGTCCAAATCCCGTTAGAAAATCAGAAACAACAATGCTTATTATTTGTGCAAAAGAGTTGGCAACATTTTGGAAAAATGAATAAGCGTCATTCATAAATTGAGATGCTAAAGATGAAAGATTTTGGAACACATTTACAACTTGAGTTTCAAACCAAGTTAAAAATCCAGAGACGACAGGAATTGCAGTTTGTACAAAATTCTGCAATATAGTCAAGAAATTGTTAGCAATATTTTGCATAAATGTTGGAATATCTGAAACTGCATGAGAAATGAAAGTTAGAGTATTCTGAATATCTGAAGTTATACTGTTCATAAAGTTAATAAAGTCTGAGCTGATCCAATTTGTAAAATTCTCTAATGCTGATAACTCATCTGAAAAGAATGTTCCTAAATCTCCTAAATTTAGTAGGAAACTCATATAGATTTAATATTTAACTGGAAAGATAATAAACATTGCCTTTAAAACAAAAAACATTTTATATTTTTAGATATGAGAATAAAAGAACTTTTAATTCTTCCTTTGATATTTTTTCTCCTCAAGTTGATAAGAAATTGTAATGATGAGTATATAAACTAGGAACGTCAGTTTACTAGAAATATTTTTAAACCTTTATCTAACGTGAGTTTGTACTTTTTTACCTTAAGTTAAGGGGAAAGAAGGACGTAAAAACGTTTTTAAATAAAAAAGTTTTACGTCAAAAGATATAGCCCAAATGAGTTGTCTACTTAAAAAGAAAAAAATACTAATTTATTCATTTTTGCTTTCGTCTGGTTTTACTTGTAATTTTCTCATTTCTTTAACAACTTTTATAACATTAAGTGCTTTTTGAAATACTTCACTCTTCCTAATTTCTTCACTATCACAAGTTGCTAACGCCAATGTTAAATCATCAAGAGCTAAATAAAGTTTGGCCGTTATTTCTGAACTTAAATTTGATTTTTTCTTTTCCTCTGTCATCTTGCCCCAAATTATATATTATGACAGTTTTATATTTTTTATAATGAACTAGTACTAACGGTTTACAAGTACAAAAATTGAACATTTCACAGAACTTAAATAATTTATCAATTTGAAAATTGTCTACAATGACGAAATCTTGTGAAGTTGATTTCACTTCAATTGGAAAAATTGTATTATCCTTAGTCGCTAGAATATCTGGAATTGGCTGTTTTCCAGTACCAGAAACTGGAATTCTTATAGCTTTATAACCGTTTTTTTCTAGATAATTAAGTGTCTTATATTCATAATATTTTCCAGATTGTCTAAAGTTCATCAAATCAAAGTTAAAAGTTATGACACATATATGTTTAAATTTGTCATATAAGAATTTTTAAATTGATAACATATGGATCCCATTTTAGAAAAAATTGTGAAAATTGCATCCGATGAAGTAAAATTAGATACAAAAGAAATTGAAAGATTAAAAAAAGAAGTTAGTTATTTAGAAAATGCTATACTTGATGTATTTAATAATTATCCAGATGGAAAAATTGACAAGGCTTCTGCATTAATATATTTTGCATATTTTCTTGGAATGATAATTGAAGATGAGAAAGAATTTTCATTTTTCATGTCAATTTTTAAGGCAATATATGATAGTAAAAAAGATCAAGAATATAAGTCATAATTTTTTATTTATGAATACATAATTTATATTTTCCATTTTTATAAACAAATATATAATTTGCATTTTCTAAATAACGTTCAAATTCATTTGTATCTAAGGATAATCTTTTTATATAATCCGTTTTTATTTCTTTCCATGTTTTGTTATCTATGTTTATAGCAAATTCATTAATAATTTCACAATCTGACAAAATTGTCACAATATCATCATATAAATCTCTATTTCCTTCTTTTAAACATTCTATATTTTCAATTTCTTTATCTATAATTATAACAATTGTCATTTTAACCATTTCACAAAAACAGGATGTCCAGTTCTATTAGTTCTTCCTACTTCTTGAAATCCTGCCTTCTTATACAAGGCGTTAGAATGTTCAGGCATTCCTAAAGTCCATAATACCTCAAGTCCATCATTTTTCAATTTCTCACTTAAATCAACTAGAAATTTAACTAAATAATCGCCCGGTGCAGTTTTTGTTACTCTTCTGATAAAATATGATCTATCTGAAGGAATTTTATATTGTTGAGCGACAAAGCGAAAAGGTGTATTATCGTGTAACCATGCCACCGCTACAATAAAATTTTGTAATTCTTCTTTGGCAATATACATAAAATATCTTGAGTTTTTTCCCGCACCGCCCCCGTGGGGCATTCCCTGACCGTGATAATAATCAATTAATAATCTAAGAAATTTTATCATATTATGATCAGTTGCTTCTTGTAACATAAAATCCATTTTCATCTATTAGGAGATCAATGTATGACATATATATACATAATGGATCTAGTGAGTTTTTCTTTTCAGAATTCACATTCTTTATGAGAAATATGGGTAGGAAAGTAGGAAATAGGTCAATCGCATCAATGAAATATCATTTATATCAAAAAGTGCTAAATAGAAAGTCATTTCCCGCATTTTCCATTATGTTTGATGCAGGCGTTTCTTCAGTTTTGCCAACTGCATTACAAAATGTTCAAGTTCCTCCAGGTATAAATACAAATTATGGAATTGCATATGCCTCAATAATCTCTTCTTTGCTCTTAGCTCTGAATAATTTAGCAATTTCAAAGTTTAATCCAAATACAAATGTGCAAAATTTTCTACAATTAGGTCAAAGTCCAATTTTTGGACAAACATCAGGAATTCAATTTATACAACAAAGTAGTAAACTATATGATAAATATGTTCAACTTTGTTCAATTTTGTATCAGCCTGCAGTTTTTGATGAAACATATTTCGACTTATCAGTTTTTCAGCCTTCTAATACAATTATTAATAGAAATGAGGCATGCGGAAAAATAGAAAAATATTTCTCTCAAGTAACAACTACAAATATCTCTATAGATCTTCCGACTCTAGGAATTGGAAATACTAGTATTCCCGTTTCAGATAATTTTAGTATTCAAAATATTCAAAATACTGGAATCTCGGATTTGTTAAATGCTTTAAATATAAACTATAATCAACTTCCTGATTTGGCTAAATTCTTAGTTTCATTTATTCCAAATTTGAATGATATAATTAATAGCGGATTCGCACTTGATGTTGGATGGTTAGATAGATGTGTTTTAGCACCGGAGATTGAAAGTTCTCCAACTTATAAGGTACAATTACAAAATGGAATGATTTTGCAAAATTTTGCTGATGTTTTTGGAATGATATTGGATTATACACCACTAGACCTAGCTATATTAATTCCTGAATTTAATCCACAAAATGTTACACAATTAGATTTAGTTTCTATTTTATCCGCTGATAAAACAATAATCTCAATTTTTGGAAGTTTATTTAAATTACATTTATATGATCCGTCACCTGGCGGAGTAAATATAACTTATAGCTCAGAGATTGAAAATTATGCAGTTACTTACCAACAATTCTTACATATCCAACAATTAGTAAATAAGAAATATTCTAACGTTTGGTATGCTAAAATGGTCGCAAGTGCAATTTTGGAAATTGCTAGATATCCGTATCAACAAAACTATAGTTATTCGACAGGAAAAAGAACGCTTTCATATTCTGATTTCTTGAATTATTGGAAAAATAAGTGGACATTTTACGGCCTATCAAGTGCAGATTTACAATTTGCTCAAGAATATGGTGAGAAAATACAGGGACAGGCAAAGGTAGAAAATTCGCTTAAGTTAGCACAAAAATCAGCAAAAGCTAAACAATATAAGCCAATTTTCTACTACAAAAACTTTAATAATATAGCAAATAGATAAGAAGTTGATAGTTATGATAGTTAAAAAGAGAAAAGAATGGAATAGAGATCCAAATACATGGAACGGGAAATTATATAATCCTTATAAAAACCCATGGAATAGAAAAATTTATATGCCTTATAAAAATACATGGAATGGGAAATTTTATATTCCTTGTAAAATTGATAAGAAGAAAATTGAAGAAATATTAAAAAGTTGAACAATTAAAAATACGAATTAGAGAAAAATTAGAGATAAAAAAATATGAAATTAACATAAAGTTACATATGGTAATAAAGTTATTGTATTACCTATACGTCCAATATAATATCTTTGTTCACATGAGCCAAGATATTCATCTCTAAATGTTTTACCTTCAACCAACAATTTTAATTGTTTTAACGCTTTTTCTTTTAATGTTTTTGGTTTCTTTTCATGCCTTTTTTGTTCCCATGCTATTTCTAACTCATACGAAACATCATTATCTGGATCATTATGACTTAGTTCATAGTGAAGATCTAACTCTTCTTGATCTGTAGTTATGAAAGCACATAATTTACAAAAATACAACTTGTTTTGACTTTTAATTTGTCTACTTTGACTTCTCATTCTTTTTCCCTATATACTATTCTCTTTCGAAATATATAAATCTTTCTATCTAACTCATCATCATATCATAACAATGAATATTCATAATATTATGAATATAGCATGTGTTTCATGAGAGCTTTTTATCTTCTGAATGAGAAAATTTAAATATGGTCATACAAGATCCTTTTCAAAATATTTTTGGCCCTGTAAGAATTGCAATTGATAAAGTTAGAGAATTAGAAAATAGAGGGCAAATTTATGGACTATCAAAATATTTACCAAATTCAATTATAGTTTTAAAAAATTTGGAATTTCCCATGATTGTAGATTTATATATTCCTGGATTTACTTTTTATTTCCAATTTTTGATCTCAAAAGATCCGAAAACCAATCAAATAGATGTCGGAGACTTCCGAGTTATATATCCTCAGCCTTATGCGAAACAAATTGATTCTGTTTACCAAAAATTCAAAAATGAGGAAAATACAAATTTAGATAATTTAGAAGAAGAACTGGAGGAGTTAAAGGATGACTGAGATATCACTTATTTTCACAATTATTTCTACATTCGTAACTACATTATTCGCTATTGTTCAACTTTATTTGAAAATTAAGAATGCATTGAAAGAGGCCGTTAAAGAAATTGTAAATTCAGAATTAAACAATTTGAGAATTGAAATTGAAGAATTGAAAATAAGTCAGAACGATCTTAAAAAGCAAATTGAAGATATAAAAAAGAAATTAGAATAATTAACTTTTTTGTGAAGTTGTATTTTGTCTAATGATTATTGCAATTGTTTTGTCAATTTCATCTATTACGCTTTGAATAATCATTAACATTTCTATTATGTCATGATCACTTAATTCTTTATTATCTGAAATTTCGTCCATAATACTTGATATCCATTTCGCCAATATTTTTATTTTTATTAGGTCTACTGTATTTAGCATTTTAATCTCATAATCAGTCATGTATTATGACAGATAAAAAGTATTCGAAAAAAGAAATAATATTTTTAAAAAGAATTATAACTTCTTAATAATTTTCATTACGTTATATCTCTGATATTTATTCAGTTTTAAATTTGGATCTTTCAAGATATTTAAGTCGTTAGCCTCCTTGGATAATATCGCTAAATCTCTATAATATATTAATCTCTTTTTTTCCTGAATATGATAAAACGTTAAATGAATCAGTAGATTTTTAATTTTCATATTACAATAAGGACACCTGTCGTTTTTGAAATGTTTTACGGCATGTTTTTTAAATTCCCTTCTGCTAAATATTTCCGTTTTGCATAAAAAACAATAATAATGTTTTGACATTTATTCAATCACCTTATATGAAACGCCAAAGTCTTTACACATCTTAATTATATCTTTCTGCATAGTTCTATCTGATTTTTCAACATGAAATCTTGCCATACCTTCACACTCAATTATTACCTCTTCCATGATCTCACAATATTTTTATATATTATGACATACATATATTTTTCGATTTATTAGTCTTTGTCATTTGGAACAATTAAATAGTAATAATTTTTATCTTTCTCAATAAATTTAGCTTTAAATTTTGAATTTTTAATAGTTGGTGACGAAAAGAAACCTTTTGATATTCTTTCAGTATGAAAATGTTCACATGACTGAAAACTTTTAATTGTATTATTTTCAATTTCTACTAACATTGTATTACATATAAAACAAAAATATTGAATGTTTATTCCATTTTTTATTTCAATTAACCTAGATTCATCCATATTAATCATCTCATTCTAAAAATCTAGTATATAAATTTTCAATATCATATCTTTTAGCCAATTCTCTTAAATTCCTACTTCTTTCATCTCTATCTTTTAATTCACTTGCTATCATAATTGCATTTATCATATCTTGAATGTCAAATTTGTAAATTTTCCATTTTTGACCATGAGTTATGTCATAATATTCTTCAATTTTTGAAGACTTAATCAATAAATTCCATTGCCAACTAGTAAATTCATCAAATGGGGGCATAAGTTGATGAATGACTGGAGTTCCCATGGCCATGCTTTCTAGAACTGGCATTCCAAATCCCTCAGTTCCTGAGGGAACAATTACAAAATCCATAGTTTTGTAAAATGAATATATATATTCTCTAGGATTTAGTCCAAATTCACTAACAAAGTGTACATTTTGTGGAACTTCATAATTTTTAAAATCTTTGTGAGAAATAACGAAAAAGTGAACTTTTTTGGCCAATTCTGGAATTTTAGTATTTATCTCCTGAAAAACTTTCAACATCAAATCCATGTTTTTTCTTTTTGTTAGGCCAGAAACTATGCCAAATTTTATAGAATTTGGAAAATCTTTGTCCAATTTTTCTTTCATCTGAATTGATAATTTATCAGCTTTTTCTACGGTTTCAAAATTTATACCGTGGAAAACTGGAAGATCAACTTGTAGATCGACTTGCTGAAGATTCTGAGCCGTGAACTTTGAATTTGGAATGAATGTTATATTTTCTAATAAGTACTTATTTACAATTTCTAAATTTGGTATGCCGTCACAAGTAGTATAAAAGTACTTCTTTCCTTTAAATTCTCTAAAAGTATATAAGTAGGGATTTAAAGAAGGGGGATGAAACGGCATGAAAATTATTAATTTATCAGATTGTGGAATTAAATACGGATTTGTTGAGATTGTGACAATTTCACCATTTTTTCGTAAAACTTGGGCTATATCATCCGAAACATTCCTAATTGAAGAATAATTCATGGTCAAAATTACGGTTTTCATATTAAGCTTTTTAACGTCATGACATTAAAAAGTGTCATGGGTCTAATGCTTTACGAATGTCCAGTTTGTCATTATATCTCAAGAAGTAGAAAAAGTATGGCAACACATATAAAAATGTATCACAAAGGCGTCAAAATGAGGGATGTAAAGAGGATAAATCCAAATACACTTGAATATGTAGAAACAAAATATGAAGAATAGAAAAAAAGAAAAATAAATAGCTTAAACGAATTAATCAGCTTACATATCCAGTTGGCGATCCAGTTATTATATTAGTTACTGCATCTAATACAGTTGGATTTGCATTAAACGCAGAGATATAATATGCCTTCAATCCGTTAATCATATTTGCTAATGCGGGCCCACTTCCAATCCTATTAAGTGCCCTAGCTACCTTAAGCCCAAAGCCTTGATATATTGTCCTATTAGGCCCTGTTATTCCATACTGGCTTAAAACTGCTGATACTTGTTCATTCACAGCAGTGAATTTTGGAGAATGAGTTTGGAAATTTTGCTGTGCAATTGGTGCGACATTAGACAATACAGTAGATGCCACGGTAGGATTTGAAAATGAGGTAAATTTTGCATTCCATTTAGCATATCTTTGTGAATAGGATCTTGGTGTATGACCTCTTGCCATTTTTGGTCAATTTAATCTACACAATTTGATATTTTAAATATTCACGCCTTATAATAAATATGATGAATATTTATTGTCGTCATTGATCTTTCACTAAGAAAACATGCTATATTCATAATATTATGTATATGACTAGTTTGCAATTTGACTCTTACTTCCCATATAAAATACAGTATTAGACACTATATCTAAAACATGAAAAAAGTATTTAATTGACATATTGCTAAATCTGTAATATGGATGAGATTGTTAAATACGAATGTATAAAATATACAACTCAGCTATTTGAATGGTTAAAAATACGTTACCCTAACAATCTTTATGATTATTTAGTTTTGGAAGATAAGAATTTAGTAACTATCAAAATTATAATGAATGTTTCAATAAAATTTTACGAAAAAAAGGGAATCGGAATTCTGAGATATATACTAAAGACTTTCCGATATCCACAATTTATATCCATAAATTGGAGATATAACAGAAATATGTTTAATATTGTAGTTTTTTGTGGTAAACCAAAATCTGAAACTTCTTAATTAGAAATTAAGGATGAGGAAAACTTTTTTAAGTGTTTAATAACAAATATTCATACATGAGAATTGAAGAAAAAGACGGTGAAGGTTACTTAGTGATTGAAAGTAAAGAAGATTTAGAAGAATTTAGAAAAATGTTAATTGAGGCTTATTATGAGCTAAATCCTGACCACAAACGTTCTTATGAAACTCAATCTTCTAAATGACTTAAAACACATGCTTATAAATTTGTCAGATAACTTAAAAGTTTTAAGAACATAATGTCTAAGGGGGATATTGATTTATGAAAATTATATTTGGAGATTCTAGAAATATGAAAGAAGTTGAAAATAACAGTATAGGTTTAGTTCTTACTTCTCCGCCTTATTATAATGCACCATATGATTTTCCGGACCTTTTTCCTTCTTATAACGATTACTTGAATATGATAAATGAAGTAGGCAAGGAAATTTTCAGAGTTTTAGAAGACGGCAGAATTTCAGTTTTCGTTATAGGAGATGTTAGAATTGACGGTGAACTTTATCCTATAACTGCAGATTTAATAAAAATAATGCTAAACTTAGGTTTTAAATATCAAGAAAGAATCATTTGGAAAAAACCAGAAATTTATATCAAAATTAGTAGAAGAAGTGGGGTCCTTATTCAACATCCTTATCCTCTTTATTATTATCCGGATAATATTTATGAAGAAATTGTAGTTTTTAAGAAACCAGGAAAATTTATTCCTAGGAATAAGGAAGAAAGTAAAATAGATATAAATAAATTTCAAAGAGAAAAATGGTATTTGAGCATGTGGGAAATAACTAATGTATTACCTCAAGATAAATATTCAAAATATACAGCACCATTTCCAGAAGAGCTAGCTAGAAGAATTATTACACTTTATTCTTATGTAGGTGATACGGTTCTAGATCCTTTTTCTGGATCTGGTACTACATTAAAGGTCGCTAATGAATTAAAAAGAAATGCTATAGGTTATGAAATTGATTTAGAACTAAAAGATATAATCTTAGAAAGAATTGGAATTAATACGCTTTTCGGAAAAACACAGATAGAGATAATTGAAAGAGAAGATGCTAAAAAATTAAGGTCCATATTAAGTGAAAAAATTGAGGAAAAAATACAGATGAAGAAGTCGAAAAAACAGAAAGATCCAGAAACGGAGAAAAATCAATCATCATTACAAGATTGGTCCATTAGTAACTTATAAATTTGTCAGATAAAGAAAAATAAAAATGACAAAATATGGATAGAGATTTTTGGAGAATATTAGTCTTCTTAGTTTTTCTATTTTTTACGTTTTTAGCTTTGATAATTTTATCATTAGGAATTCTAACAAAAAATATGTTAGAAATTATAATAATAGTAATTTTTGCATCTGGAATTTTTGCATTTTTATATACTGTAATTTATGATACTTTTGCTGATATTTATGATGAAATTGATGAACTTAAACTAGAAATTGAAAGATTGAAAAGAGAGAGAAGACAAGATATATATATGTCAGAAAATGAAAAGTAAAGATGAGACGGAAAAACATGACTTTTAAAACCGAATGTGATAAAAGTACAATTAGATGCAATGGTGAAGATTGCTATATATTATGTTATGGTCACTGGGTAAAATTCATTCCAACATATCCCCCTGTCAATGATGTTATATTACTTGATGAAGGGTTAGATTTACGTGGCTAAGAAAAACAAAATACGGTTTACTGAAAGAAAATTTAAAATAATAATGTTTTTTTATACTACATTAGATATTTTTCTACTCACACTTATATTTTTAACAATAATTCATGCTTTAAAATAACTAGAAATATATACGTCATATTTTAAGTCGAAAAAAAGATCAAACATGATTTTAAGCGATAGAGATCTAAAGTATTATCTTGAAAAAGGCCTAATTTTTATTAGACCTTTTTCAGGTGAAATTATAAGAGAAAACGGAATAGATTTAAGAATTGGCCCACAATTTGCCAGATTAACAAAAACTGATAAAGTTTTTGAAACTGGTAAAAATGTTGAAGATTTCTATACTGTCACAAATTCTAATCATTTTATAGTTTTTCCACATGAACATGTATTAATGACAACTATGGAATATATAGAATTACCAAATGATGTAATGGCATTTGTAAATTTACGTTCAACTTTCGCAAGACTTGGCCTATTTATTCCACCGACAATTGTAGATGCAGGATTTAGAGGACAATTAACTATAGAAATTGTAGGCTCAGAATTTCCAATAAAACTTGAAACTGGACAAAGATTTCTACATTTAATTTTTGCCAAGACACTAACGCCAGTTGAAAATCCATATCATGGCAAATATCAATACCAAAATAATGTAACATTGCCAAAATTTGAAAATAAAGTTTAATAAAAAAAGATATATTAACTTATTTTTAACTATTATACATTGCCTTAGTTACTCTCGAATAAAGTTTTAGATATTCGCTAATAGCCTGTCTGATCACTTGAGCTCTATAAAGATCATGTTTTTCAGCATATTCATCCAGTTCTCTTAAAACTTCATCTGGAATTTTTATAGTTATTGTTTTCATTTAACTCCCCTCTTTTGAAGATATTCAACAATTGCCTCTTCGATTGCCTCGGTTAATGTTTTATCGCTCTCAACACAATATTTCTTTAATTTCATTTTTAGGTCTTTATTTATATTAATTCCAAAAACTACTTTTTGACTTTTCATCTTTTCTGCCATTTTTCCTCATTCATCAAATGCATATTATGACATATTTATATATTTTGATTTTTTGAGAAAAGTTTATTATTGACCATATTCCTAAAAATAGAATTAGTATGACGCTAAGCACAATAGTACTAGAAGGATTTCTAACATTGATGGGCGTTCTAATTGCCTCATATGTAGTTGGCGAAGTTGTACATCTTTTCAATCAAAAGCAAAATAATGAAACTTTCCAAAATGCAATAAATGAAATGACAAAATCTACAATTTCAGCTGTCGAAAGTATAAAAGATACTACAACACTTGCCGTTAATGCACTCCTGAATATGGATACATTAAGGGATGTAAATTCATTAGCACAGAAAAAAGTTGAACAACATCAAAATCAGCAAACTCAACAAACTAAATAATTTAAGTAATTTTGCTTTTTAACATATAAGTAAAAACTTTTTTTATGTCACTTTTTGTTTTCGGAACTAATTGAATTCTAATATCTGAATGTTTCGGCATTTTCTCATGAACTCTAGAATAATTCAATTTCTTATTAGTGAAATATAAAATATGATAATGTAATCCATGAGTTCTTGTGGTATATTCCTTAACTGAAAACATATGTGAATTTTTATCATGTCCATAAGCATAATTTTTAAATTTCTGAAAAATTGTTGTAGTTGAATAGTAACGGTAATTAGTGGCAATCGTGACAAAATAAGTGTAAGCGTAAAGAAAGTGAAAGTTAAAAACTTTTTCATAGTCCATAGTCAGATGAAAACCTGACATTTAAATGTATATGGAACGTTTATATGTTAGATGAAAGAAGAGAAAAGTATGAAGAAACAAAAAAATAAGTATATAGAACTTAGAATACCTTCAAAGTATAAAAATCTTTTTTATGAAAAACGTGAGTTAATAAAGCAAGAGATAGATAAAATAATAAATCAACAAAAAGACTTTAAAGAAACTGAAAGTAGAGATGTATATGATGAAAGAGTGTTTTTTACAGTGGACGAGTTATATTATCAAAAATTAGAAGAGTTATCTAGAAAATATAATATTAAAATAGCTAAGATAATAAGATCTATATTCTTCCAAATAAGTTAATTATTTTTTTCGACTATTTTTAAGACATAAAAACGTCCTAAGTTACGTCCTTATAAATATATAAATATGTCATATTCTAAGTTTTTAGTTAGGAGAAAAACATGGCGTCCCTCAAAGAAATAATAGATGAGTTAGGCCAACAGGCCAAACAAAATAATAAGATAGTATCTAGAATATTAAAAATCAAAGGTATAAAGCGAATTGTAGTGCAACTAAATGCTATTCCTAACGGAAATTCAGTAAGATACAGTATGACTATCCATAGTCAAAATAACTTCAGAAAGCAGATAGGAATAACTGCTGATGATGCTGAAGATCTAAGACTTATCTCAGAGTTTCTGGAAAAATATGCAGATTTGCTTAATGAATACGTAAGATTTACTAGTAGAAATAATAATAGAGTCCAAGAAGAAGAATTGGAA